AAATCCATCGTTCCGGGCATCACCTCACCCTCCTACTCTTCAAGTCATATTCGCCGTCCACCAGATATCTGCTATACGTTTCCGTTCCCTTTCCATTATATTCCGGCTTTACCCACATAAGCATATTCGGCTTCTGAAACATCCCACGGGTCACCTCCGGCCCCGATAGCCGCAACATCCCGTCCGGCTTGCCATCGGCAAAGTAGATCGACCTCATTTGCTGGTTTGGGGTGTCTTCGTTGACCTCCTTCCATACCCGCGCCTGGATGCCCGGAAATTCCGTTTTTTCCCAATAGCGGTCAACTGTCCCGTCCTTGCCCAATTCCGCAACCACATCCACCCCGGCATCCAGCAGCAGCCTCAATTCATTTAGGATCCGAACAGGAAATTCGTGCTCAAGTAAAACGCGGAATCTTGCAATGTCTTCCATGTAGGCGCCGTATGCCCTAAAGCTGCTAAGAAGCGCAACCTCCTTCAACCGCCCAATCATCGATTCCCATGCCTCATGCTTATACCAGGTAAGGTCAGCAGCGCCCTCGCAGTCCATCGCATGTTCGATCAAGGCCCTGTCCGGCATATAGAACCCACACCTTTCCATATAATCCCGCCGGTGCTTCGGGCTGTGCTTCTCATAGTGCCGTCGGGTGATCGCCTTCTTTTCCGCCTTATGGGTTTTTCGCCATTTCTTGTGCTTGATGGCTTGTAGTTCCTTAGCTGTTGCTGTCATTTATCGGTCCTTTTGTTCCATGAGGCCGCTGAGGGCTTCTAATCCACCAATCAATGCAATCGTCCGGTACAGCGGGGTGCACCAAAGGCGATATTTGAACGTCGTATAACTCAGGAAACGCTTTCATCTAATTCCTTTTAGCCAAATTTTTTGATCGGGAATCTAATAATACGTATATCGCCACCCAGGAAAAAGGCTGACCCCCCCCCACCCCCCTTGTCGGTTATGGGATAAATTATGGGATAAGGTGCGGCCAGGTATGTTGGCTACCAACCACTTAAGACAAGAAAACAGGTGACTATATATCACTTGTCTGATCCTGGCGGTTGTGGATGTTTCAGAAGCCGAATATGCTTATGTGGGTAAAGCCGGAATATAATGGAAAGGGAACGGAAACGTATAGCAGATATCTGGTGGACGGCGAATATGACTTGAAGAGTAGGAGGGTGAGGTGATGCCCGGAACGATGGATTTTGGCACGGATTTTCCCAAGCGCACATGGGAAGACTATGACAAGGAAATGCAGGTTGCCCGCATGGTCTTTGGCGATGATGGCTTGTTGGCAGACGTCTATGATGTATTCCAAACGAAATGGGCCATAAACTACGGCTATCCACCCGAAAGATGGAGGCCAGAGCTTTATGAGCCGCTGGTAGCCTGCAAGAGCGCAGAGGAAGTGAAAGAGGTATTGGGAAGGCCATGAACAAAGTAATCAGACATAAAGGCTGTGAGGCCGCTTTTGAGAGACTGGCGGAAGACTTGGAGGAATATAAAAAGTTTGTCCAAAGCGCGGAATTTGAGGGATGGCAGATCGGTGAAGATGTGGACTTGTCGGGGTTTGACAGGGAAAAGCTGGATTCATTAATTGATATATTAGAGGAGGCAAACGGTGAATTATGAAGCGTAGAAGCATATTAAAAGGAATACTGGCACTTGTGCCCTTGGCTTGGGCCGCAAGGCTATATAGCAAGCCCGAGAGGGTTGTAACGCTGGATGTTGAGGTGTTTGAAACACCAGAATGGTCAACTGGCACCGTCTTTGGGGGAGGCCGGTATTGCAAAAGCGATCCAGGCGGCAAATGGGAAAACGAATGGAAACCTACAAGAATCGGCGACTATCTGTATCCGGGTGACAGGATGGACTGGAAAAGCGGAAAACTTATGGTTCGCAGAAAGCTAAAATGAAAACGCTTGAAGAACATAATAGAGATGTGGCCGATGCGTTTCGTCTGCCAAATTGCATCCCCATCCCTAATAATATTGAATGTCCCAAATGTGGCAAGGAATTGTTGGATACCGACCCCACGGTTATGCTGCCATCTATCCCGCCCCAAAAGAATGTTCACTGCCCGGATTGTGGCTATAGGGGATATGCGCTACTATAGATGAATGCCTAAATCGGTAACATACGCCAATGAGGTATCTCCCCGGTTTGGCACGCCCTGGTGCGACCTCTTGAAATACGAGAACGGGGTAGTAGATATTGACCCCGTAAAACTGCGCGACAGGTATCCCACCAATGAGGACATCGAGAAGATGCCCCAATTGGAGATCGATACGCTCGATTATCTGATAAAGGTGCAGGACCGCGTGGATACCGACTCGGTTGAGTTGGGCTATTCACTGGATATGTGGGAGCGGGTATTCGACCTTTGGAAAGAAACGGAGGTATTTGTCATCTTCGGAGGCAACCGGTCAACCAAAAGCACATTGGCCTCCCGAATTGTTATCTGGTTGATGAAAACGATACCCGAATGCGAGATTCGCTGTTGGCATGTAAACCAGAAGCGCTCTCGCGAGGACCAGCAAAGATTTGTCTATGAGGCTATCTCGGATGACATGAAGCGCGAAAATGCGCTGCGCCCGGCAAGGGACAGGTGGTCCTATTCACAAAAAAACGGGTTCACCGGGGATAAATTGATCCTGCCGCCACAACCCGGATTCAAGCGCGGATCGAGCTGCATCTTCCAGCACTACAAGTCATGGTTGCATGACAACCAGGTGGCCGAGGGGTTTAATTGCCATTTCATTTGGCCGGATGAGGAAATCCCCGGCAAGCTGTTTGATACCTTGCAACTCAGGTTGTCGGACTTCAAGGGCAAGATGATGCTCACATTCACCACCTTGCAGGGATGGACGGATGTGGTCACCACGGTGCTGGACGGTGCCAAGACGGATGTATCGAGAAACGGACTGGAAGAGGATACCAAAGAAAAGCTTCCCCTTGAGCAGACAAGTAAGAAGGTTAACCAATGTAAAATCCTGTATTTCTGGTCGGACTTCAATCCTTTCATCCCGCCCGGAAGTGTCCGCAAAAGGGTCAGCGGGTATTCGAGAAGTCACCGTATGGCGCGGCTATATGGTATCCCCGAAAGAGTTCACGATATTCAATTTGTAAAATTTAATGATTATAACATCATCGAACCCAACGAGTTACCGTGGGTTGACGATTCCAATTACCCCGTGACCCACTACCACCTGTGCGACCCCGCTGGCAACCGCATGTGGTCAATGATATGGGTAGCCGTGGATCAGGCCGGGACATGGTGGATATGGCGGGACTGGCCCGATTTTGCCAATTATGGCCCCTGGTGTGAGCCTTGGGTAAACGGAAATGGTGTTCCGGTGGGCAAACAGGGTTCGGCCTCTAAAGGGCAGGGCTACGGATACAAGGACTATGCCTGGCACATAAAGCAAATCGAAAAGGATGAAATGCAGGAGGGGGCCAAGGTGTTTGAGCGATTGATGGACCCGCGCTTTGGAAGCCATAAGGTGCCCAAAGACGATATGCAATCGACTGTCCTGAATGATATAAATTCCATGTCGATCAACCTTGAGCCGTGTTTCAGGTCCGGTCCCGGATTTGATATTCATATAGGACTGGAAAAGATCAACTCCCTGCTGGCATGGGACACCGAGAAACCCATGAACGCCATGAATGCGCCAAAACTGTTTATTACATCAAATTGTGAGAATACCATTTATTGTATGATGAACTATACCGCCAAGCTAGGGTATGACGAAAAAACCAAGGACTTTCCCGACTGTATCCGTATGGGGGCAACTGTACTGCCTGACGGCATCGAGTATATCTCACCAATGTCGATGACGACAACCGGGGGATTTGCATATTAATCGCAAAATAATACTTGACACAGCCCAATAAGTAAATTTCTTATGAAAGATGACGTACGCTTTGCCGTACTCAAAGGTGACTCGCCACCATTATGATTGCCTGAACAAACAGCAAGAGAAGAAGCACTACAATTCGTTTCAGATGAACCGAACATTGTAGAGCTATCGGCTGCATACGAGGAAACCCGCGCTGATTTAAGTGGCTTTATAGGCCAGCAGCAAAAGAATTTTAAGACCCGCTTTGCCCTTTGGAATGGACAAAGTGAGGATGGCCGCAACTGGCGCAGGGGCAAAAACAATACCGATCCGGTTCCATTTCCCGGTTCCAGCGATAAGCAGGTATTTGTCGTAGATGACCTCATAAGGACTGAGGTTGCCCTGAAAATGAATGCCTTGCGCAAATCGTCCGTAGTGGCAATGCCGGTCGAGGGCAACGACATCCGACGGGCGGGCATTATCTCATTGACGCTCAAATGGTTAAAAAACCAGAAGGTCAAGAATTTCTACGATGAAATGGAATATTGCGCCAACAATGCCGGACAGAATGGTATTATGGTATCTCAGCAATTTTGGCGGAAACGCGAACACCGGGTATTGCGCCGGTTGTCCCTCAATCAATTTGCCCAATCCAGCGAGGAAAATGCCGCCATAGCCGAAAAGCTGGTTAGCGGCCTTGAGCCGGACGATTTGTTTATCCAGCGGTTTCAGGACATGCTGGATATTACCAAGACCAAGGCCAGGGAGATTATCACTGAATTAGCCGAAGATGACGAATCGGACATACCCATTTTCATTACGACCGAGAACCGGCCGGCAACAAGGCACCTGGTTATCGGTGAAGACGTATTCTTTCCGGCAGGCACCATCGACGGCGACATTCAGGATGTCCCGTATTATTTTGTCAGGGAAGACCACAGCCCACAGACATTGCGGGAAGCCATAGATTCGGAAGGATTTGACGAAGAATGGGTTGAGAAGGTAATCGCCCTCGATAAATCAGGCAATACGTCAACCAGCAATTCCTCCGCTATCACAATATCCCCGGCATCGCTTGTGCCCAAGGGCCAGTCGGCGACTTCCGGCACATCAACCACATCCGAGGATGACACAATTTATATCATACGCGCCTATCAACGACTTACGGATGAGGACAATATTATGGGCGTGTATGAAACGGTATTTCATCCATCCATTCAGGATGATACGCAAGGCGTCCAACCCTACGGCAAGCATGAACTACTCAATTTCCCGCACGGCCAGTTCAATATCGTTGTCACGAAGGCCGAGAAGTATGCCAAGAATTTGTATGAGACTCGCAGTATAGCTCAAAAATCCAAAGGGACTCAGGACTGTATCAAGGTGCAGATCGATTCCCGCATTAATCTGGCGTCTGCGAGAACATCACCGCCTCTCATGCATCCGATTACGCGCCCCGTCGAAAATTGGGGGCCAGGGGTGCGATACGGGTATAGGTCAAGTCCCGATGAGGTAAAATATGCGGATGTTCCCAATACCGATCCGGTTTCAGTCGAGATTGAAAAAAACCTGTCGGATACCGAGAAAGCCTATTATGGCCATGAGGTAGAGGGCAAGGACAAGCGGCTGGCAAATGCCAAGATTCAGCATTCCGTAAATGGCTTCCTGGCCCATGCCCAAAAGGTTTTAGACCAACTATTATCACTTTGGCAGGAATTTGGCCCCGAAGAGGAATGGATCACGGTAACAGGAAGCGCCGATCCGGTATTGTTTCAAAGAGGCAATCCAGGCGAGCGATTTGATTTCTATTTGGCCTTCGATACCCTCATGGAAGACCCGGAACATGCCCAAAAGCAATTGGAGGCATTGTTGAAACTTGCCCAATTCGACACCAACGGGACAATCAGCAAAGAGCGCGTAATCATGCTAGGCGTTGAATTGCTAAGCCCGATGTTTGTCGACCGGGTTATTGAACCCAAAGAACAAGGGACGGCCAAAGCAATGGAAGAAGAGAGGCAAGCTCTGGCACAAATCTCAGCCGGGATGGACTTGGATGTACCCGAAGATGACCTGCACGAATTAAAACTGAAAGTACTTCAGGAATACATACAGGGTTCTAAGGACATTCCGGCTGATGATGTCCAGGAGCGATTGCAAAAGGACGAGAAGTTTGCCGAACGCCTTGAAAAGCGGTTCAAACAGCGAACCTTCCAGATTCAACAAAAGGAAAACGCCCAGATCGGCAGACTTGGTGCAGCGCCTGGCAACATGGGGAGCGCATAAAATGGCATTATCTAAAAAGGAAATCGACAAGATAGTCGATGAGCTAACAAAGCGGCTGAGAAAGGAACCAATATTTGTCCCGGCGATGCCATTGCCCGTTCCTGTCCCATATCCGGTTTATCCCGGAACCACGGGAATCATGCCTGGATACCCAACCTATCCTTATGTGACATATGGAACCACAGCAGCCGGCACAACAGACATTCGAGCCGAAGGATGATAGAAACATATACAGTCGAAGAGAATACGGGCGAAATCGAAGAATTTGACCATGAATTTTTAGACGATGGATGGGAGGTCCACGATTGGGATTATTTTTGGAATGATGAACCCTTTGCCTGGCCGGAAAACATGGTATCGTATAAAACAGACGCCGGAACAATCAATGTTATCCCAAGCATTTTTGGGCAAACGAAATGATACACCCATCAAAAATGCGAAGGCAGCAATTTTTAAACCTCGATGAAATACATCGGGCCGTTCTCGCTGAGGCCAATAACCAGCACCTTGAAATCATTATCAACTGGTTACACAGCAAGCGCGAAGAGGCCATTTTCCACCTTATGTCAGCCATGGGCGAACAGATTGTAACCACCAAGGGCCGCATCTCGATGGCCAATGAAATTTTAGAAGACCTGCATTACTGGTCAACCCATTTACCAAGCACCGAAAAAAAACATGAATTTTCTTCAAATACTGCTTGACACAGAATCCTTAATGGCACACTACTGCCAATAAGGGATTTTGTTTTCCCTTTTTAAGCCCTCTTGTTGGGGACCAAAAAAATACAACATGATAGTTAATTGCGTTTCTTGCTTCGCGTAAAAAAAGCCTGATACCGTTATGCCTAAACAAAGTATAAGCGGTGGCTCACCGACCGAATCTCAATTAATTGAGAAAACTGGTGTGATAGATAGCGACTCCGGCGGAGACACGGAGACCGATAACATCGATGATGTGGGTGCTTTAACCCAACACCTGTTGTTAAAGGCCGAAGCGAAACCAGAGGCAGTCGAAACCGATGACAAAGGCGAAGATGTCGCTCCAGAGGGCGAGGAAGAGCCTGTCGAAAACACCGAAACCGCAGACGAGGCGGTTGATGGGGAATCGACGGACGAACCCAAACCCGAAGCTGATACTGAAACCACCGTTGTTGATTATGAGAATGTTCTTTCAAAGTTAGATTTAAGCGCGTTAGACCCCGACGTCCTAAATTCAGTAAACGAAGAATTCGAGAAATTGTCTTCTTCGAAAGTGGAAAAAAGGATCAGGGACCTAAATTCTGCAAAGAAATATGCTGAACGGGACCGCGATATGGCAGTTCAAGACCTTACAGAATACAAGGAAACACATGCCACGCCTAAAACCGAGGTCCGCGTAGAGGGCGAAAACCCGTTTCGCCACACGGATCGCACAGAGCTTAACAAGCTGGTTACAAGCTGGCAGGAGGTAAAGGACCAGGCGCAGGACGCAATGACCAACGGGCTACACCCCGAAGACATTGTGATGACCGTTCAAACCAAGGATGGCTCGGAAGAGATCACCAAGGAGCGAATGGGCATAAAACTGGCCGAAGCCCGGAAGAATCTCACGCAGAACTTCCCAGACCAAATACGTTTTCTTGAGAAGCGGGATCAGTTCAGGACGCTCCAGCCAAAGGAATTTCCGTGGGTGAAAAATAAGACCTCAGCGGAATACCAGCAATTGGAGCGCATAAAGGCATCCCCCACATTTGCGGGTATGCTGCAAAATCACGCGGCAGGCGAGCTAATCGGCCCGATTCTTGCCCAATGGTGGGTAAGGGAAAGGGGCAATACGGCGGTCAAAAAGGTTGTAACAAAAGCCCCGCCCACACAAGCCACGCGGGTTTCGACCCCGAAAAAGACCACACGCATTAAATCGACGACGAAAGAATCTACCAGAAAGACAGCACGGGACCAACTATCGGCGGCAGGAGGAGGCAAAAGCGCGCTGGCATCATATTTACGAAAAACTCGTTAAATATGGAATTTATAATAAATGGCAGGATCAAGTACTTTAGATGTTGATAGCGCCGGGACACTGGGTTCCGCAGCGCTTAATCGGGAGGACCTGGAAGATGTAATCAGACAGATTACGCCCAAGGCCACTCCCCTATTAACCGGGGCTGACACCGTTAAGGTGACGGCCATAAAACACGAATTTATCGTAGACGAACTCGGAGACATCTCTTTTGGGGGACGCCGGGAAAACGAGGATTTCGCGGACTTCAAAAACCAACACGCGAACGTGTTCAGGGCACCCGCACGGGTACAAAGTTTCCCTGAAACGTATAACGTCACGCTTCCACAGCAAGCGGTCAGCACGGCGGGGCTTCCCGACCAGATTGCCGCAGCCAAGGCAAAAGCGGTTCTTCGACAGAAGATCGCCGTTGAGTCGTGCTTTGGGTCAAATAATGACGCAACGTCGGCAGATGGCGTGGCCGTTGATAAGTTAAGGGCGCTAGGCAACTGGATTTCAAGCACGGGTCCAAGCGACCTAAACTCCAAATACCGGACACCCGCGACATCTATTGATGCCACGGCAATGGCCTCCGTAACAGAGACTATCGTTCAAGATGTCATCGGTTCGGTTTACGAGCAAACGGGCGACCAGGAACAGGTAATGCGGGGTGTTTTCGGGCGAAGCCTTAAAAGGGCCGTCAGCGACTTCCAGCGGGCTTCAGCGGCCACCTACCAGGTGACGCAGGCGGCGGGCGATAAGACCGTCACACTCGATGTCCGCACATTGGATACCGATGCGGGAATGATTCATATAGTTCCGACCAATTACAATGGTCGTGCTGAGGATACGGCCCCAACCACTGTTTCAAGAGTGCGCGGGTATCTTTATTTCCCGGACATGCTGAAAGTCGGAGTATTGATTGCCCCGTTCATTCAGGAATTGGAAGACCAGGGGGGTGGGCCGCGAGGCTTTCTCGATTGGTGGTTAACGCTGATACCAGCTAACTTGCTGGCATTCGCTAAATTCAATGCAACCGCTTAATTAGAAAGGAGTTATATTATGGCTACACAATCAGTAACATTAGCAAGTAAAAACATTCATCCATTGCTAGGGCAAGAGCAGCAAGGGCTAAATTGCAACTGGCGGGCGAGATTTGATGTTCGCGATTTTACTCTCACAGCAACCGAGGCAACCGACGACGTGAAGATTAAAATCTTCGATACCCCGACCATTTGGGCGATTGACCGTTGTTTTTTGAGAACAGTTGAGGCATTCACCGTCACAGGCGGCGTTGACGCTATATTCGGCACCAACGGGGACCCCAACAACTTCATCGCCAACATTGATGTTGCGGCAATAGGCACTTACGGCATTGCCGGGTACAACATCGCGACCTTTGCCGGGTCAATAGCAGAAGCATCAGATGTCCTTGAATTGGACCTCATCAACGATACTTCCGGTGGGCCTGACGAATGGGTAACTGGCATCATTGATGTCTATTTTAACATGATAGACTTCGGAGTTGCTACGCCACAATAACCTTTAACCTCAAATCGCGAGATAATGGCTGGCTCTAACAAGGGGAATAACCTCCTTCGAGGGGCCAGTCATTTCATTTTTATATGGATAAATTGAATGTAATTGTTTACGGGGACCGCAGTAAGACCTCCGCAGACGAACAAGAACACAATTTCAGGCAACACGCCAACAAACTAAAGCAAGAGGAAGATGCGGGCCGAAAAGAACGCATCGCCCATTGCGCGAGACAGGCTGACAAGGCCAGGGAGCGCGGGCGCAGCGAATACGGGGTTACGCGGCTCATTACGCCGGTGGACGAGTTTTTCAGGCGCGATTTGGAAAACCCCGGATGTATGAATGACAAGGGGTATTTAAAGGATATTCACCGCCAACACCCTGAACTACGGGGGACCAAAGACCGCAAATGGTAATGGATGACAAGGCAATGGAAGCCAGTTTGCTGAAGGCGTATGCAAAGAGGCTACCGCTGTTTCTAAGGACAGGGGCCGGCAAGCGGCTGACGGATGCCCAACTACAAAAGTTGGCTGAATTATTCAGGAAACAACAAAATGGCAGTAAGAGCTAGAACATATACCGATCTGCTCACGCGGGCCGGTGCCTTGATGGGTAGCAACTCCCTGTCCTCAGTGGACGAGGATTTGCTTAACTCATTTTTTAACAGCCACATACGAACAATATGGGAAAAGGCCGCATGGCCCAATATCAGCCCCTATGGCGAGCGCTGGACACCGGACGCAAACGGGGTCGTCCAGTTCGACATGGAAGAGGTCTTGAAGACCGGCCTGAAGGCGTGGTGGCCCTGCAACGAGGCAGCAGGCGCGACCAGGGCAAACTCCCATTCTGCCCTGACAGGCACAAAGAATTTGACGGACAATAACACAGTCGGGCGGGCCGATGGATTGGTGGACTATGCGGCAGACTTTACCGCCGCAAGCTCGATGTTTTTGGAAATCTCAGATGAGGCCGATCTATCCACGGGGGACATCGATTTTTCCATACATGCCAGGGTGCGGCTGACAACCATATCGGCTGACATGGTGATAGTCAGCAAAAGCGATTCGGCCACCGTCAGAGAGTATGAACTATTTTATGATACATCGGAGGCCCGTTTCCGGTTTCAAGTATTTGATTCGGGTGGAACGTCTGTCGGCACGGTGGATTCAGATGAGGCGGGCGAACCCCTCATTAGCACTTTTTACGACATCGTATGCAATCACAGTAAGACAAACAACTGTTTGTCCATAAAAATCAACAATATCAAGGCGGATGTAGCCGCGACCACAGGGGAACCTTCGGACACGGCGGCAAATTTCAGGGTTGGGGCCAAATATACCACAGAACAGGACTTTTTTAATGGCCGCATTCAGGATGTTGGCTTTTGGAAGAAGGATTTAACGGAGGGAGAGGGCGACCGACTTTGGAATCAAGGCAAGGGCAACCCCTACCCGTTTGACCTTGAGAACTGGCGTATAGACAGGTTCTTTCGTATATGGTCAAGCGACCCGACCACCAGCAGCTATGCCACTCCCTTGAATTTTGTGCAGGTTCCCGAAGGGGCATTAATCCTTAGTTCGGTTCCCAAGACGGTTTACGTGCAATACCGCCTGCGGGTACCTTCCTACACGGGCGCGGATTGGGCGAGCGGCACAACCTACACGGTAGGCAATCAGGCATACCTTACCACCAATGGACGCTTTTACATAGCAACCGCCGTCACCCATAGCAACGAGACACCGCCCGACACGGCCTTTTGGCGGGAACTGGAAATACCACACAACTTTTTTGAATACGCGGCCCGTATGACCTTTGCCGACCTTCTGGTTTCGGAAGCGGAGGAAAGCCGGGCCGTCATGCACCAACGACAAGCGCGGGGTTTGATGATGGATGCTTTCGAGGCCATGCCCCCGGTCACACCATTTACATTAGAAAACACATTAACGGAACAACCAAGACGATGAGTACAACAGCAACAACTAGCGAACTAAACCTATTTCCAAATGCAGCCGTAACGGCGGCCCAAACATTAACCGTGGATGCCACAGCCGGGGGTGTGCAGTTTGGCACAACCTTTCATGCCGCCACAACCCATGTTCTAATCGACTCAGAAAGCGCCGACATAAGATATACCATAGATGCCACTGCGCCGACCGCAACCGTGGGCCACCGAAAATTTGATGGTGCGTCCTGGCTTTGGAACGTGGTCACGGCAAATGCCGCCAAGTTTATCAGAACGGCGTCAACGAGCGCCACGGTCACCGTTTCCGAGTTGGTATTTAAAGGCTAAAGGAGCACAAACATGAAAGTATTACGAACCGGTTTAATAGCATACCTGAACCGCGCCCAGGAATGGACGGCAACGCATAATTTTAACGCAACCACCCTGACGGGCCTTGGCTCAAATCTGATAGCCAACAATCCAGCCTTCGCCGCCGACTCAGGATGGACTAAAGGGACCGGCTGGACAATCGGTTCCGGCGTAGCCACAAGCGATGCCTCGCAGGCAGGGGATAGCGATTTAACGCAAGCGCCGAGCACCGCCCTTACAAGCGGCAACGTTTATCAGGCGGTTTTTGAGGTAACGGCATACACTGCGGGTAACGTCACTGCGGTTGTGGGCGACCAGGAAGGCACAGATCGCGCATCTGCCGCCACCTTCACAGAGTATATCACAGCAAGTTCCGGGGCCGACCTTGACCTTCGCGCAGACCTCAATTTCAGCGGCAGCGTGGACAATGTGACGCTCAAGGCCACCAACGTTTCTTGGGACCTGGAAACTAATCAGGTGACTCAACTCACCTTGGACGGGAATCTGGTAATTGATAACCCCACCAATATGATCGATGGGGCGCAATATGCTATACGGCTGATTCAGGACGGCACCGGATCAAGAACAGTTACCTGGGGATCAAATTTTCGATGGCCTTCGGGAACGGCCCCGTTGCTTCAAACTGCTGCTGCTGCCGAAGACATTATAGTTTTCTGGTGCAATGGCAGCAAGCTGGACGGTGAAAGGATCGGCGGCATTGGCGGCAGCGCACTTGCCAATGTTGTAGAAGATACATCGCCAGAATTGGGTGGAAATTTAGAAGTTGGGTCTTTTAACATCGGAACACAAACCGGCGCCAATTGGGTTCTGGTAAGAAATACGGTAACTAGATTTGATTTTAGGTCAGATCATATCCAAGTACATGATGATTTTCGCCCGAACTCAGATAATGCTCACGATCTCGGAAGCAGTTCAGCAAGTTTTAAAGAGGCATATTTAACTGGAAGTTTAGTTCTTACCGAGGCGGCCGATCACGGAATAACTCCAGCGGCTACGGAAGGTCAACTTTGGTTAAAAAACACAACCCCAAATGAACTATGGTTTACAGATGATGCTGGAACCGACGTTCAGCTCGGTACTGGTGGCGGAATATCCAATGTCGTCGAAGACACAACGCCCCAGCTTGGTGGTGATCTGGACATTTTGGCACAAAAAATTACTACCTCTACAGCGAATGGCAGTCTTCTATTAGAACCTTTAGGGACTGGTGTTTTTATTGTCAGACAACCTAGCGGCGTTGCGGGCACTGATGAACTTCAAATTTCGCATGATGGAACTGATGCGGTAATTGAATCCAAGTCTGGAGATATCAACTTCAAGTCTAACCTTGATCTTCAAGCAGGCACTAAGATTAATGGTCCAGCAAATTTCACCATAGGACAAGCCGGAAATACCACCATAACATTCTTATCCTCAGACAAGGCTCAATTCGCTGGGACGGTGCAGCCGTCAAACGATTTCAGAGATTTTGGAGCCTCAAACAGATGGTGGGCCGATTCATTTTTTGGAACAAGATTATCAATAAGGGAAGCTACGGATCAAGGAGCAGCGGTAGCTAATTCAGCCTATCTCCAAACTGAAGAGATTTCCACCGTTTCAGAACTCGTTGGCGAGGACAGTGGGGGAACGCGAACTCAGCTCACTCGACATGCCAGCGATGCACCTGACAACATCTACGTGGATGTGCGGAATAAAGGCATTGAGGCAGTGAGCAGAAGCACCAACCGCTATAAAAAGTGGATTGTGTTTATCAACGAGGAAAAGCGGGATAAAGGGCTTGCCGCATTAATGGCGGGGACAGATGCATCTGCTTTTGCTGATTTTCGATCAGTAGAAACATTTGACGAATATAAGGCTCGCACAGGAGTTACTCTTAAAAGCGATAAATGGGAGGATGTCCAGAACAGGCACCAAGCCGACTATGATAAACACCGTGTTGAGCAACAGGCGGAACTCAAAAAGTGGAATGCTCAAACGGTTAAGCAAAGAGGCGGTATAGAAGTCCCTGTTATTCCGCCTGTCAAAAACGTTCGCAAGCCACTTCCAACCTGGCTGCAACCGGCGGCAGTGTAACCAATGGGCGCATTACTAAACATAGCGGGCGGGGCGGGGCTGAAAATACTTTCCAGTTTCATTAACGGCTGGCTGGCCAACAAGCGTGAGAAACAGGTTTTCACGGGCAAGATGGATGAGAAGCGGCTCGACTATCAAATGAAAATCATCATGGCGACCAACAAGGATATTTACGTCAAGGTATCACGTTCGATTATCTTTATAGGTTTGGTGGGAACCTACTGCTTTGCCGTGACGTGGAGCATCATAAACCCGGACTTTCATTACGATCTGGTATTTCCAAAATCAAAAGGGATTTTCGCTTTTTTATTCGGCGCCCAAGACCAGACAAAACTGACCCTCGATGGCGGTATGATGGTATGGAAATTCACTGAATTAATCGAAGTAATCGTGGGTTTCTTCGCAATCCCAAGTAAACGCCGATGAAAGCCGTCATTATATCAATTATATTCTTCCTTGGCGCGGGACTGTATTCAGAGGTATTTCCCACCGCTTCCAGTGGCGAAATAACCAGAATATTGCGGTCCAATGGTGTGTCGGGCAAATACTCAATTTTAGACAAAAAGTATAACCTTCCAAGCAGGGCATGGGTTTATGGCGATATGTTCGATGGGTATGTAAAGTGGGTTAAAAAACAGGCCCCCGTTCTTAAAGTCAGGCGGAAGGGGAATCCCAACAAAAAATATGCCTATATTTTGGGTTCTGCCGATTGTGACAACAGGGGATTTTGGGTTTTGGTCTATGTGACATTTTGGAATCTAAATCACGGGAATGTTGAAATACCCATTTTTATTGCACCCGTTTCTTACCGTAGAGATGAGGACGACAGGTTTCACGTTATCAACCTATTTATTGATGGCAAACATAATTTGTATTTTATTGAACCCGCAAATGGTTTTGAGCTTTTTCTGACAGACGGGGAGAAAAAATCAGTGAACCTCCTGGTATCCATATAAATGAAAACCATATTGATAGATGTTTTGGGACCGAGTACCTATTTTGGTATTACGGCAACGGTGGCAACGGCGGTACTAACCCTGACCGATGCCATAGGGCTTTTACTTACCGCCCTTGTAGCCGTCCCCACGGGTCTTATTATGTGGATGAAGGTTATTCAATTTCACCGCCGAAATAAAAATAAGAAATAATGGCAAACCCAGAAACATCCATAGAAAGCAGGGTCGCTTCGATTGAAACCGAGATTCAGCACCTTTCTGTTGCATTCACTAGGCTGAGTGATGAGATTGGAACCTTATCCAAAAGAATTCATTCATCAGGACAAACAAACTGGAATGTATTTGCTAGTTGGACAACAGTGGTTTTACTAATCGTTGGAAGTATTGGAACACTTTCATTGAGGCCATTAGCTCAAGATATTTCTGAACTTAAATCAAGCACTATATTGGGAGTTCAACAATTAATAGGCCACGAGCTTTTAAATTCACATCCCGGTGCGCAGATACAGTTTGAGGGTTTAAAATCAAATTTTCGTGAAAGCAAGCAAGCGTTACGTCAGCAGGATGATGTATTACAACGAGAAATGAGAGACTTGAATGCTGCATTAGAAGGGAAAATACAAACCAGACTAGACGGACTTGAGATATTAATTAAACACGATGTATTAGAACTGCAGAATGAAATAACTGATAACGATTTAATTATATATTGGAAAACTCGCGCCGAAAGGGCAGAGGAGAAAAAATAATGCCAATCGCAATTAGACAGCCGATAGGACAGGAGCAACCCGTAGAGACAATTCTAGGGGACGATTTCTTCATCGGCCTGGATCAACAACACGATCCCGGTGTGGTGCAACCGGGCTTCTATTCCAAGGGCGAGAATGTGCGGGTTGAAGACGGTGTTGTGCGTAGCAGGGGTGGGCATTTTGCCCTGAATTGGACCTTTGATGCCACCATTGCATCCGAGGAACTTACCAACGGAACATTTGCAACTGACTCAAATTGGACAAAGGGCGATGGTTGGACAATTGGATCAGGGGTAGCTACCAGCGACGGCACACAATCCGCTCGGTCTGCCCTCCTCCAGAGCATTCTGGGACTCGCGACAAGCGAAATCTATAAATTAGAGTATGACATAACCACAGTTTCCGCAGGAACCATAAGGTCCCTTTTGACTACGAACAAGGAGGGCCTTACCGGAGCCAATCAATCCACTGTGGGCCATTATGTCGATTATTTTGCAGTGGCGGATACCCTAATTTCATTCGCCTTTGATGCAGATGCGGATTTTACCGGCAGCATAGACAATGCCAGCTTAAAGGCATACAATAAAACGCTTGGGGCCACATTTGGGGCAAGCAGGTTTAGCAACCCTGGCGCGGTTGAGTTTATCATGGTGGCGGGGGCTTCGGAGGCGTGGATTTTGAAGCAAGGGAACAATGTCACCACGATACCCTATCCATCGGGCGTGACAATAGGCGAGAACGTTGAATTTATTCAGGCTTTTGATTTGCTGTTCATGCTGCGCGGAACCGATAAAGCACCCTTAATGTGGCCGGGTGGCCCCGCCGATGCTTTTGTCGCGATTGACCAAAGCGATCCCGGAGGTGGCTTCCTGCCATTTCCAAGCGCAGGGACGGGAACTTACTTTCATAATCGCCTATGCCTTATAAGAGACAGGGATTCTATTATTGTCTCAGATATTTTTGATGAAACCAAATTTAGCATATTTAACGACTTATTTGTTAATCGGGGTAGTGATGATTCACTAGTTGCCATTCACCCAATTGGCAATCAGACGCTTGTGGCCTTCAAGGATCAGTCCATTTTCCTAATCGGCAATTTTATTGGGGACCTGTCAACGCTGAGACTCGATGACCTCACGCGGTCGGTCGGGTTAAAGGCCAAGGACTCGCTGGTTTCCATAGGGGATTCCATCTATTTTTTAAGCGACCAAGGCATTTACGTGGTCAGGCAGGCACTTGACTCAAACAACCGCCTAAAAGCCGTTGCACAGCCCCTCAGCGACCCCATACAGCCCCTTATTGATCGCATCAACTGGAACGCGGCGGCGGGGGCGACAGCGGCCTTTGTTAAAGACAGGATTTACTTTGCCGTTCCCATTGACGGAAGCGCGGAGAACAACGCCGTTCTGGTCTATCGGTTTGCCCGTGAAGGCGACGACAGGGGTGCCTGGGAGAGTCTGGATATATGGTCTAATGCCAGGTATAACGTACGAAAGTTTGTTCTCGCCGACTACATCGGCCAAAAGCGGTTAATCGCAATAGCTTATGATGGATATGCTTTCGCATACAGCTACCTTTACGACGGCACGGATACAGTCGATCCATTTGACATAAACACCATGACATCCAAATGGCGGTCCAGGGGGTATTCCGGCGGCGATGGGCTACACAACAGAACAACCCACGCTTATTTGCAACTGGAGACATGGAATCCCACCTATTCGGTGTCGGCGTTTAGTGACGGGGCCAATGAGGAACAAATTTTGATTACGGCCAGAACCAAGAACCGCCTAAAATATATAGACCAAGGCTCATTTTCGAGGGGTGTATGGACACAGCAAGCCGACTATGTGCCAACAAACACAAACGACGATCACGCTACGGCGGGGCGCGAGGATTATTCGGTGGACCTAGACACAACCGGAGGCTTTGACCTCAGCGTGACTGGGGCAAATTTCAATCAATCACAAGAGATACAGGAACCCTTGAGGATAAACCGCTTTGGCCGGTATGTGCAACTTGAGGCAAAAAATACCACCGGGAACCTTGGCATTCATTCCATTAGGGTTGGCCAGAGAAGCCCCGTCAAAAGAAATGTTTCAGTAGCTTAATATAGGAATTTTATCATGTTAGTAACACCAGGATACACTTTAGGCGCAAGCGAGGTTTCGGACAACACTAAGATCAACAGCGGGGCCAATCCGACCGTTGCCCTGCAAGCCAATGACGTAACCCTTGAATTAATAGATAGGGCCAGTTTTAAGCGGGAAAATTTGACCTTTGTAGATGCCGTCAACGGCTCAGACTCTACCGGGACCATAGCGGACTCTCACAGCCCCTTTACCACCATTCAGGCGGCTGTCACGGCTTCTGCCTCCGGTGACACCGTAGTGGTTTATCCAGGCACCTACACAGAAGACATCACGGCAAAAGCCGGGGTTGATATTCTCCTTATGTCTGGGGCACACATCGTGGGGCTAGTGACGATAGACTCAGCGGCAGCAGTGATAATTTCAGGTGGTGGGACTATTGAAAATACCTCTGGCTCAGGAATTATAATAACTAATTCTTCTGCTGTTGTTTTGGTGACAGTTTCAGAAGTATCTTCTACTGACAGCGTTCCTATTGTTTGCACGGCAGGAAAAATAACTTTGAATAGTGTTCATATTGAAACAACCGCTTCAAATACAGATGGATTTACGATAAATAGTGGTGCAGATACCGTTATCTTTGAAAATTGCGAGATTACTGCAACTGGCACAGGAAATTCAGTCGGCGCGAGTGCTGCCGAGACAATAAATATTCATGGAATTCTTTTGGTTAATAAAGCGCTTCATTCCAATGTAACCCTTAGTTCCAGCAGTGCGCTTTTATATCATGCCGATGGTGCATCTTCCGTTCTCCAGGGACAGATGGTGAAAATTCAAGAACGAAATGGTAGATTC